GATCCAAAAGATTTACCTGATAATGTTAAACCTGAACATTATAAAAATAGAAGAGGTGAAGTTTTAGACCAAGGAATACCTAAACTAAATGAACCAAAAACAAAACAAATAATAAAAGAAAAATTTGAAGAAGTCTTAAATAATGAGGAAGTAGCATATAAGGTATTTGGAAAAGCTTGGAAGAAGAGACTTAACTATATTGCTGCTCGAAAAACCAATCTTAGTCTTGGTGCTTTCAATAAATTATCCCCCCAAGAACAACAAAAGCTTCTTGACGAATTGACTTCTGATGATTTACATGACCATGTAATTAATGCAAAACCTTTAATCGGTGAAGATATAAAAGTTATTGCCAATATTGCTAATATAAATGAAGTAAATGAAATAACAAATTTATACACCGATTTAAGAAAATTAGATGAAGAAGTAGCTGATAATTTAATGGAGTTTTTAAATGATGGTGAAAATTTAAACAAGTTCAAAGAATTAGTTGCAAAAGAAACTCATATAGATGATATATTATTTGGTTCTGAGGGGGCATTAGATAAACTTGAAGTTTTATATGGTGAAAAGGGTGGGGTATCAATGTCACCTGAATCTGTTTCTAATTTATTTAATATTGGCGATTTATACGAACAATACAAAAAAGCCGATGGTGAAGAAAAAGAAGAACTAAAAAAACAAATTCAAGAGAAAGTAAAAGAAAAAATGGTAATTACTAGAGATCAAGGTAAACCGGTAATTGCCGTAAAGGTAATGGTTCCTGATCCTCCACCAGACGGACCATCTAAGGAATCAACACTACCTATTTTTGGTTTGGCTACTAGAACAAAAGGTATTGGTAATTCAAATGGTTTAGAAATGTCTCAAAGTGCTTTTGGTAGTTTAGCATTTAAAAATGGTAATGTTGATATTGATAGTTGGCCACCTGAAGATAAAACAAAAGTTGTAAATGACCAAATTAAAAGTGTTTTAAATGATATAGAGGATAATAATATAAATCTAAATACAGACGAGGGTATGGCTCAACTACAAGAAAAAATAAAACTATTAGAAAGATGGGATCCAAAAAATAAATCTTTAAAAAAGTTAAAGGATAGGTACGATTTATAATGAAAACTCAACTACTCTGTTCATTTACGACCCAACGTAATCTTGATCAATCAATTTTAGACATAACAAAACATTTTAAAATCATCTTTGATAAGATTTATGTATTACAAAACGAAGATAAACCAAAAGAATTAATCTGTACTTATAATGTAAATCAAGAAGATGACATTGATTTTAATTTAGTTCAGAATACTATTTCACTACATAGAAAGAAAATAACCAATACACTTTATACGATTAATGCACTAAATGAATTAATCAAACTAATTAATAATGGCGTATTGGATACGAGTTATCAAGTGCCGTGGGATTTATACAAAAACATGATACTGATTTCTAACAAAGAAGGCTTACAAAGAATACCTACACGGATATTAAAGATTATAGACTTATAAATGGCATCACCTATATATTATTTTACCAGAAGTGGTTGTGCTTGGTGTACAAGAATGCAACCATCAATAGAACACATCAACAAGACTTTGAATGATGAACAAAAAATTCAAATTCTAAATGTTGATGATAAAAAATCAAGAGTTATTTACGATACTATCCTTACGAGTAATAAATTAAGAGCAATAACTCCAATGTTATATAATTCAAACATAGGAACTTTTCTACTAGGTTATCAGGATAAACGAAATGTAGAACAATTTTTAAAAGCCAACCCCTTGAAAGAAAGAAAACCACTAAAACCCATTCCTACATTTGATATTCAAAATTCTTCAAAAAAAGACTTTGATAATTGGAAAAAAAGTGTTATATTATGGTATGGAGAAAACCAAAAAGATTTACCAAGTAATGTCATATCACAAGAAAGAATGATTGATATGGTTTATACGCAATTTATGGCATATCGAACAAAACCCTTGACTATTGAAGATAGATTAAGTAAATTAGAAGAACAATCACACGAACCACAAAATTATCGTGAAGAATGTGAGATGATGAATAAGGAATTGAAAATCCTAAAGCTACAAATAAAAAAGTTAAAAAGACTAAAATAAAGCTTGTATTTTAACAAAAAAATTCGTATATTATATGAATACGTTATACTTAAATGTTTTTAATTAAATATTTATTAATAACAATAACACTAAACATAACTATGGAGAATAAAAATGGATATTGATGCTATAAAAAGCCGTCTTAATCAGTTACAAAACACAACCTCAAACTCGTTTTGGAAACCACAACCAGGAAAATCACAAGTAAGAATTGTACCTTATACACACGATAAGAACAATCCTTTTAGTGAGTTGTTTTTTCATTACAGTTTAGTTCCTAACAAAACTGTCCTATCACCACTATCATTTGGTAGACCTGATCCAGTTCAACAATTTGCTGACAAACTTAAATCGTCTGGCAATAAAGATGAATGGATTCAAGGAAAACGAATTGAACCTAAAATGAGAACATTTGTTCCCGTTATAGTTCGTGGTGAAGAATCAGAAGGAGTTAAATTCTGGGGTTTTGGTAAAACAGTTTATCAAGAACTTTTGGGTATAATCGCAGATCCTGATTATGGTGATATTTCTGATGCTACAGTTGGTCGTGACATTGTTGTTGAACGACAAACGCCTGCTGAAGCTGGAAATCAGTATGGTAAAACTACTATCAGAGTAAAACCAAATCAAACTACGTTATCTGATGATTCTGATCAATTAGAAAAACTGTTAAATGGTCAACCCAACATTGGTGAGTTATATAAAGAACCAACCTTTGATGAGTTGAAAGAACACCTCTCAAGTTTCTTAAATCCAACGGATAATGATGACAGTTCTGGTACGCCAGAACCCGAAATGGTTACTACCAATGCATCTTCTACAGTAGAAGATGACTTTGATAAATTATTTAATTCATAATCCCGCGGGCTCGGTGGGGTGGTTTACTCCTTTCTCCGCCCCATCGTTTAATAGGAGAAACATATGTCAAACAGAGATGAGCTAGCTGAAGTATTAGCTAGCGAACTTAACAAACAATTCAAATCTCATCAAGTAGCTTATTTTCTTGATGGAAAACAAGAAACTCCAACTGATGTTACGGATTGGGTTTCTACGGGTTCTACGTTATTAGATTTAGCAATATCAAATAAACCTAACGGTGGATTTGCTGCTGGTCGAATAGCAGAAATAAATGGACTTGAAGGTAGTGGTAAATCTTTAATTGGAGCTCACGCTCTTGCCTCCACTCAAAAGAAAGGTGGTCTTGCTGTCTATATAGATACTGAGTCTGCTGTTTCAGCTGAATTCTTACAGGCAATTGGAGTAGATACTGATAATATGCTATACGTTCATCTGGAAACAGTTGAAGACATATTTGATACGATTGAAACGATTATCACGAAGATTCGCGAATCCGATAAAGATAAATTAGTCACCATATTAGTCGATAGTTTAGCTGCTGCTTCTACAAAAGTAGAGATGGATGCTGACTTTGATAAAGATGGTTGGGCTACATCAAAAGCCATAGTCTTATCAAAGGCTATGAGAAAGATTACACAACTTATTGCTCGTCAAAAAGTATGTTTAATCTTTACGAACCAATTACGTCAAAAACTCGGAGTAATGTTCGGTGATCCTTGGACTACAAGTGGTGGTAAGGCTTTACCTTTCCACGCTTCTACTCGTATTCGATTAAAGAATATGGGACAAATCAAAGATACAAAAAAGAATACTGTTGGTATTAAAATCAAAGCTCAAGTCATTAAGAATAGATTAGGTCCTCCATTACGGAGTGCTGAATTCCCACTTTTCTTTGATAAAGGTATTGATGATTTTGCTAGTTGGTTAAGTGTAATGAAAGACCACAACTTAGTTAAACAAGCTGGTGCTTGGTATACTTTAGTTGACCAAAATAATAAAGAACATAAGTTTCAATCAAAAGACTTTGGCGCTTTACTCTCAGACGTAGATACTCAGGAATATATTTATGATTCTATCTGTAAAAAGATAATTTTAAAGTATGATTCTGGTCAATTGGGCATAGATGATGTCACTACTGAAGATGAGTTTGCGAATGAGTAATAGTTATGATAAAACTTTATTAACTAAGCGATTTTATGACTACGAAGATGATATTGAAACCAATCCTACAACAAAAAAACTAAATGATCACGTTTTAGTTGTAGATGGTTTCAATACTTTCATAAGGGCATTTAGCGTTAACCCATCTTTGAATGAAGATGGTAATCACGTGGGTGGTTTGACTGGGTTTTTAAAATCTATACGATATACGATTAATAAGTTTAAGCCTACTCGTTGTATTATTGTTTTTGATGGTAAAAACTCATCCAAACCACGCCAAAAAGTATTTCCTGAATATAAGGCTGGTAGGAAAGTACGAAGTCGATTAAATAGAAATGTCGATTGGGCAACCACACCGCAAGATGAATCCGAATCAATAAAAAGACAATTAGGTAGGTTAGTTGAGTATTTAGAACACTTACCTTTGACTTTATTGGCATTAGATAATCTCGAAGCTGACGATGTTATAAGTTACATATGTACATCGACATTAAAAGAGTCGAAATGCACAATTATGTCATCCGACAAAGACTTTTATCAGTTAGTTAATGATAAAATTCAATTATACTCACCTACTAAGAAAGTAACCTACGATAGAGACTTAATAAGAAAAGAGTTTGGAGTTTATCCACAAAATGTCTTAACCTGTAGAATAGTAGATGGGGATAAATCTGATGGTATACCTGGCGTAAGGGGAATTGGAGTAAAGACATTAGTAAAAGAGTTTCCAACACTAACCGAGGATGAGCATTTTGATGCTAAGGAGTTATTGGTTTCGGCGAATAAAAAAACAACGAGAGTTTCAGAGATGTTGGTTAAAAATGAATTTATTATAAAAAGAAATTTTATTTTAATGCAACTACATGATCCAGACATTAAAAATCAAACGAAATTGAAGATTGTTGATGCAGTTAACTCCTTAGCACCTAAGTTAGTTAAGTATCAACTACAAACTCTGTTCGTAAAGGATAAATTACAAGGACATATCCCAAATTTTGATAATTGGTTAACGGAATTTAACATTTTAGATCAT